CTGCTATTGTTATTCTCCTTTTTGGAGGTAATTTTAGTGATAAATTACCACCTCTCCGTCAGTTTAGAGTCGCACCATAACAGAAGACAACCGCCGACTAAGGCGTATCTTCCTCGGTAGTGTGACAATACCGAATTCGTTTTCTTGGCCGGTAGGAAACACTCTGTGTTTCCAATCATGTTCAGATCCGAACGGAACCTTCCGTAACTTTCTGAACAGGAAGCGGTCAGGGCACATACCATCAAAAGAGATGGACGGGGCCTCAACGTGAATATGTCGCTCCCAACAGTATCCTTCACGGACACCAAGGAAGTAACCACGAACCTCGTCGTCGGTACCAACTCTACCAAGTATAGGTGAAGTCGGTGACACTACAGGTAACGCAATCGAGGTTTTAAACTTAGTCGAAAGTAAAATTTCAACTTCGTCGAGGAGAAGTTTCTCCACTCGAAAGAGTTGCTTATCGTGTAAAACGCGTGCGAACCTTTCAAGGCCGAGAATATAAAATTCAAGGTTCTCAAAGAGGAACTCATGTCCAACGATGGAAATACCAGCGTTAGAAAGTTTAAGACGAGCAGGGGCGACATCGTTCCCATAGTAGTAATCACCACCACATGACTCACGAAAGTGCGAATATTTATAGCACTTTGCGACGTTTATCCGATAACCCACTTTTTGGAGGGCCTCTCGAACAAAAACTCGAGCCCACGAGGGTGATATAATGTCATCCCCGTAAACATAGATGAGTTTCATTACCTCCGGAAATGATATCCCAGAGCGTAATGACACATGTGTACATATGGCCAAGTAAATAACTAAAGCCATAGTCGGGAACGTGAAACCAGATCCCATACCGGCAAGCTTTTTGAGCTTGATTAATCCAGCAGAAGTGTTCTTAGGTCTTGAAGACTTGGGAAGCTTCCTTCGGGTGTAACGTGTTCTATATAAACGAACAACGCGCCCCAATTGTAGATTACGGTAAAGCTTGTTGACAATACTATTGCTAGTACGGTCAGAAGCATCTTCGAGGTCTGAGGTTTCATTTTCCAACGAAATAGAGGAGGCCATTGCGAGACGTCGATTAATCGACTGATCGCGGGTGTTGACACGATGACAGGAATCGATCTCAAGAGCTTTGCTTAAACAGGAGTTATATCCCATTTGCATAAGAAGAGATGTATAAGGTTCCCGCACGATTACTCGTGGACCTCGAGAATCCTTTGGCACAAAAAGTACCTCGGAATTCTCAACGTC